TACTTTGTTTAATAAAATAATCATTTTTTAGTAACCTAGTATCAGCTTTTTATAATTTTATATAAGTTGGATATTAGGGTGAGGGTGTATAGTACGCCTGTGGAACAACTCATAAAATCAAGGAAACCACAAAAGTAGGGTGTTTAAAATTAATATAGTTTTAAATACTTTTACTAACTAGGACTAGTTGGAAAACATCCGGTTGGACCATCAATAATTATTATGTCAAAACCATTACCTATTATTTTATCGATTCCTTTTGGCAAAGGATATTTTTCAAGATCTTCATCTTGTAGTTTAGAACTTTTATATAAATCAATGTTCTCAAATTTATGATAAATAACATTCTCCCTTGGAATATTTGGATTCATATCTATATATTTAATGTTTTCTTCAATAAACCAAACATCTTTACATCCATTCGCATTAAACCACAATTCACTATCAAATCCCAAACCAAATACCAAAACTTTTCCCTTAATTCGAATAATATCATCAATTATCTCAGACGCAACATTTTTACTTAATTTAATATTACGATTATAAAATCGATGCATTAGCTCCTTTTTGTTCATATGTATACTTATATTTTTTCCAAATGAAAAAAATGAATTAAAAATAAATTATTTTAGGTAAGAATAATGCCAAAACACATATATACAATTGAAATTGAAAATCCTCTTAATGAAGAGGAAATTAATGAAATTATTGTTGTATCTACAAATGGTAAAACTCAAAAAGCAAAGATTATCCCAAATATAAGATCTGGCATGGATGGAACAAGTTATGAAATTTCACTAAGCAATTATGCTAGAAATATGGAAAATTTGGAGATGTTATGGGATGTAAAATTTTATCAAAATTACATGGAATATATTGAACATTATCCTAATATTACACTTGATCTATCATATAATCATTTAAGTGATGAGTATTTACATCAAATTTTAGTAGCGTTGTCAGATGATAAACTTAGCCTATTGAGATTAAAATTGGTAAAAATGAATGTGGAACATAATAGAATTACAAGAATTGGATTCCAACATGTGTTCAAATTCATCAATAATTGTCCTTGTTTTAAGGAGTTAGAAGCAAGTATAAATTTACTTGGACAAAATAACTACTTTGATTTGAAAGAGTCAGGAGAAATACCCAAATGCATTAAAGATAATTTCTTTTATTCAAGTTACTAATAATATTATAAAATTAAATGAAATTGTTACAAAAATACTAATTATATTATTGCTACCTAATTGGATATCTTCATAACATGATATTTTTTGTCTAGTGGACAAGCAGGTATTTTGTTGAGTGTGAAAAGTACCAACTATATTTCCAAAACATAATGCTCCATCGTAAAGATTATATTCAATCAGAGTACAATTGCAAGATTTAATTAAATAAGATCCTGTGCTATCCCAAGAATAACAATTCGAATCTTTCACATAATTTATAGATGACAATTGAGCGCTATATTGCCTAACCGAAATTCCATTTACAAAACCCATCAATAATTAATTAAAAAATGATATCATTATATACAAATATAGATAATCATTTTCTCATATAATATATGAGTAAAATAATAGCTTATTTATTTGACGATGATTTTCAAGAAGTAGTTGATGAAAATCAAAAACCACCTCTAAATACGTGTGCTTTTTTAACAGAAGATTATGATGTTTTAGATAGCATTGGTAATAAAATTACTTTTAAAGAAATAAGAAAAATAAATGTTTGTGAAAATGCTGTTAGAACTATACATGAAAGAAGAAAACAAGAAATTAGTAGAGAAATATTAAAAAATTATTCTTTGATTGGAGAATTAGAAACAAAATCTCAAAATGCAAATGATAAAGAATATATCGATTTGTCAGAGAGAGTGAAAGAAAATATTGATATTATAGATAAATTAAATCTAAAGATGTATAATTTAAATGCACTTTATGAAACAAAATATAGAAATATTAGACCACCAACACCAGAAATAATTTATGATACACCCCAATCACTAACACCTCAAAGTCCAATGACACAAATACCAAGAAGTGTTACTATAAATGAAGAACCACAGTATATTTATCTACCCCAACCAAGAATGGTTCAAGCGCCTCAATCGAGACAATCTGAGAGCTCCGGGATAATTCAAAAAATGGGAGCGAGAATAAGTGATGTAAATGGTTGGGATAAAGATGCAGTTGAAACTGTTCAAAACTGGCGTATATTACTAAAGGAATATAAATATATATATGAGTGGATTTTAGAAAGAAATCATAAGATATCAACAAATCTCAATTTAATATCTGTCGTTTCTTCATCTATGATGGGATGTTTCTCTGCTTTCAAATTATGGATTCAAGATGATCGCACATTCCAAGCAACATCAGATATCATTATGTTATTCTCTAATTTTTTGATAGCAGCTATAACTACTTCATCAAAGAGATACATAGATGATAATAGAAATGAAAAAATAAGAAATTATCTTGAAGAGGTAAGTAAATTTTTGGGTGCAGTTAGTGCTGAGCTTATAAAATCACCGGAATATAGAATGAATGCTGATCAATTTATTAAAGAATATCAAGAAATTTATAGTAAGTTGAATATAAATAAACCAAATATCACAATTGGAGAATTAACTTATGCGAAAAAAGCCTATAGAAATTTTGAAAATTCATTTATAACTTTTTCTTCACATGAAACCCAAACATTGAAAGAAGGTGAACAAAATGTATGAATTTAATTTTCCATAAATTTATTTTTAATTTGTATTTTAAAAATAAATGAAATTTCAAAGTCGATTTATATTTACTGATCCAATTTTTTTTGATGGAGTTGGATGGAATTATTTAAAATATGACGGTTTCAAAAATAAAATAGAAGATCACGTAATTTTAGAGGATAGAATTGATGCTAATTCCTATTTAGCATATTTTAATATTATGGATAAAAATGTTCATCCAGAGATAATAGATGATTGCTTAATATTAACATTAGATAACGGTAAAGCAATCGTAAGATTAACTTTAATGGAAAAGAAATTTCTCTTTTTTAAAAAAAGATATATTAGAAGTCACTACAAATTTTTACCAAGAGATAAAGATCATATTGAGAAAATAAAAATTAAAAATGAAATAAGGACTTGTGGTAATGAAAAATGGGATATGATTGCTAATTTTCTTAATCGAGCAATAAATTAAATTTATTTTAGCAATAAAATTATGATACCTTATTTTATTGCCATTGCTCACCCAGATTATAAACGCCCACATACCCAAATTATAACAAGAGTATGTGAAGAAGAAGATCTATTCGAAACACTCCTTTTAGATATTGTTGAAATTTATGTTGGAGCCTTAGAATCATTGGATAACTATTTAACATTGAATGATTTGGAAGATGCTTATTATTTTGGATATTACATGGATCAAAAACCGGTAGAAGCAAAATACTTTGATGTAGAAAATGGAGAATGGCAAGATTTCCATTTTAGCGATGAAGATTTTTTTGACGCATATAGGAAGCACTTTCGAGATGATAACTCTCATGATGAATAATTACTCTGACTCTATGCAAGTTCCTAATTCAGGATAAGCTGCTGTAATAATTTCACAATATAATGCCTCTACATCATAATAATTACCATTTTGAATAATTAAATTTCTTGTATCAGTTACATGGGCTGCTCCATAGAAAGCAACGTGAGCTTCATCTTTTAGTTGGGTAATTAAATCAGTAAGCTCAATTAAATCATCTCTACAATCTGAGCCAGTCTTGAAACAATTATTCAATGAAACGCCATTTTGATTGGATAATCCAAATGTTGGAAAAACAGTTCTTTCTATGTCACACTCATTGCATAAGGACTTCATTAAAGACCTAAAATTGTTAATTGCACTTTTAGCATTATTTTTTGTTGAAGACCATTGATAACTATTTAAAGGTGCGTTTAATGAGTCAATACATCCTTGGCGATTATTGGAACTTGATAAGCAAACATTCGCAAATGCTGCAGTGATTGGAGCTCTGTAATTTTCAGCAAAAATTAATCCAATGTAATTATTATGAGATAATCTCAAAAGTTCTCCAATGAATGCTGCAAAACCAGGATAATTGGAAAAAAATCGAGGGCTTACGTTTGTAACGAATAAATTTATTCTACCCTTATAAATTGGACTATCCGAAAATTCTTTTAATTTCTTGAGGAAATTTACTGCGTTGGAATATAAAATAGCTTTGTTATATTTTCCATTTTTCTTTGGTGCAAATGAATTGGGATTTATTTCATCTACAGATGCAATTTCAATTCCAGGAGTACTAAAAGCATTCTTTATTCCTGTCTCAAAAAATCTAACTGGATTAATCTTTTTACCTCGAATGTTCACAAGGACTGTATTACTTGTGAATTTTTGAGATGCGAAAGAAAAATATTGGGGTGGAAATATTGACTGGAAATCACTTAATTGATTGAAAGATGAAAAAACATCATCAAAAAAATATTTTGGTTGAGATGGTCGATTTGCTTGTGGGACTAAATCTAATTTTTTAACTTTCGTATTTTTGTATAAACTTTTGCTATCCACTTTTTTATTTTCATTTTTCTTCTCATTTTTCTTCTCATTTTTCCTATTTTTTTCAATTATTTTATTCCTTTCATTCACTCTACTTTCTTGATGTTTTTTAGGATTAGGACTAAAGTGAGGAGTATTTTTATGGACTTGACTTGGATGTGGATGAGGTGCAATGGGATGAATTTGTATATGAGTAGGATGATGATGATTTTTTGTTTCTAATAGATTTCTGGATGATGATAATCCACTAATGTTAGCAACAAAAGATAAACTAAATACCAAAAGAATAGAATTAATTCTCATTTATATATTAGTATTAGATTATATCTATTTTTTTAAGTTCCAATTTTTATTTTGTTAATAAATAATAATGATTTATATCATTGATCTTAGAGAAGAGCAAGAGCTTGCTCAATTAAGAATTATTTCCAAAGATGAAAATGTTAACGTAATAACAATCCCAGCTCGTTATATTTTTGCTAATGTTGAATTTATAAATAAAATTTCCAAAAAAAATAAAGTTTATCTTTTGTGTAAAAGAGGAATAAGAAGTTGTAAAATTAAGAGTCAATATTTTCCTAATAATCCAAATGTCCAATCAATTAGTGAAGGCTTAGGATCTCTAGATAAATTAAAAAATCAAGTTGAAATTATTAGAGGAGATGGTGGCTATGGAATGGAGCAGCATTTATTATTAATTTTTGCAATTGTTTTAGTTAGCTTGATGCTAGCAATATATATGGATATTAATAAGTTATATATTTTGGCTATGATTGGATTAATTTTTGGAGTAACTATTTATTTGACATTTTACAATTCAATAATTTTGAGTAAGAAAATACCTTATAAAAATTAGTTCTCTAATCCCATATTCCAAATGAATTCATTTTGGGATTGGAAAATTGTTTGAAAATATTTTTTAATGTTTGCCAAATACTTTGAGGTGGTCCAGTGTTTATGTAGTCTTTTATTATTGGCTTCGCCATATAATAAACAAAGATAATATTACCAAAAAAGTAAAAATATTACGGGAATAATAAAAAGGGAAAACAAATAAAAATATTGGTTAGAAATATTTTCCTGTTGACCGATAATATCTGAGCAAATGATTTTTTCGTACAAATTAGAATCTGAGAAGAAACATCTATTTGAGGGACCATTTGAAACTAAGTCACTTGGCTCTGTACAATTAACACTGTTGAAATAAACGAAAGTTTGCCAACTAGTAGAATTACAAATATTTATTTTCACTGAGAACATTTGACCTCCAAATGACATTAATCGACATTCAGATAATTGGAATCTTTCGACTGCATTTATTGAATCGCAATTTGAATTCGCATATGTAATTTTAGTTATTGATTCTCCAAACTGGAATAATGAAAATATAAATAATATACTCAATAATTTTTTGATCATTTTTTGATAATTATTGCGATATTTTTAAGTTATAATTTTTTAATGATTATCATTAAAAATAAAATGTAAACTACCACCACTGTCCAGTAGAAGCATCAACTCCAGCCATGACACCATGATATATAGCCATACCACCATCAATGGTACCCATTAAATCATTCCCACTCTTAAAATCCTCATAAGACTTGTATCCATCAACACCTGCCTCAATACCATTGCCTACGGCACCATCGATAAGACCTCCAGCGATCTCTAAGCCAGTCTCGACTAACTCCTTGTTAACCATTTTATATATAAGAGAAAATAATTTTAAGTAGTTTTATATCTCTAAAACATTACTTGAAAAATCGTTAAACTCATTTTTTATTTGGTTCCAATCTATTTTTTCAGCACTTAAATTTTTGTCAAAGAACTCCAATAATAATTCAAATATATGTTGGCGTTTCTTTTCATTATGCTCAAAAATGAATTTGGTAAAATAGCTGAATGCTAAAGAAACCACTTTATTGGATGCAATCTTATCTTGACAATGTTGGAAGCAATAACCATATCTTTTTGGATTTGAAGTAAGATTGCACCCTTCCATCTTACATTTTGGAAATCTTCCAATCCATCTATTATATCCATTCATAAAGAATAAATAGGATAATGCATCGAAATTATTTGGGTCAACATTTCTACTGCAATTTATGCAATGTATTGTTTTACTTCTTTTTATGCAATCATAATGAAAAAAACATTTGCAATCTAAGGATCTAAAAGTATCACATTTGGCTTCATCAAGATTTAATGGTTTGTTGCAAGCTCCACATAATATTTTTACAGGGGTGAATATTTTATTACAGATTGGACAAGTATTTCTATTTGAGGATGCTAAAAACCCAATGTAGCAATTATTATGAAGGTAATGATCACAATTTAACTTTACAGGTTCATAACTGATGGGATTAAGACAAATACTACAGGTTTGTGGAATGAATGGGTTATCTATTTTACAAAATGGGCATTCCTTGAAATCGATGTGAATTTTTAAAGAACAATTTTTGCAAGATTCTAACGAAGACATGAATTCGATATATATTAAAGATATCTTTTGTTTTTAGTAGAATATGAGATGAGTTTTCGTAATATGTTGAGTGAATTTACTAAAATTTATGAAGATAGATTGGGTAAAAAATATAATTACGCGAATTATGATTACAATATGGTTGATCAATTAGAAAAAACAAAGACTAAAATAAAAAAAGATATTGCATTAGGAAATTATAATAGAAAATATAAAGTAAATTCTTGGAATGATTTCAAGGAGATTGGAATATTTATGAATAATAATTTTAAAATTCACATAAAGCCCTTACTTGTTGAAAGAAAATATGTAGATAAAAAGGAAAAAATATTATATGTAGTTCTCTAGTCTGCAACCGAGTTTTGAATAGCAAATTTCCAAATATTAACATCAAAATCATATTGAGAAATAAATTGGAAAAAATCAGGATCATTCGAAAAATTATCTATTTTTGCTAAAACAATGTCACGATATCTATCTATTTTTTTAACAATGCTCATATTTCTCATTATATAATCAAGATGAGCCACTGAGAGTATAATTTTTTGCATCTTATATGTGTAACTAGATTGTGATATTATATTCAAAAACAATTTTCCAAGATGGGATAAATTAGTGACAACAGTTGCTTCATTGTAATTTTCATAGTTTGGTTCTCTAGTAAGAGTTATTGGTACATCATTATATAATAGCTCCACGACTGGATTAATCTCAATAAACTCTTGGTATTTTCGACAATTTCTTAGATGATAAATACTATTGAAACAAGTAAAACGGTTTCCATGACAAAAACAGCGAACATCTTGTTCCTCTTTAATCATTCTTTGATTTGATTTTGCAAGATTGTATAATTCCATTATTTGATTACTCATAATTAAGTAATCTTCATCTTGTATAGTTTCTTTATATTTGTATAATATGTCAAATATAGTGGTGAATTTTTCCATTTTATTATTCTTAGAATAGTAAAATTATATATCAATTTTTTACTAAATATTTTTTGAGTAATTATCTAAAAATTAAATTATTTTATAATTATATATGAGATGCATTAATGTTATGTTATTGCTTCTAAGCGTCTCTTTTGTAGCATCTATTCCTATCAATCACTTTGATGAGAATAGGTCAACAATTGAGGAAGAAATGATACCTATCGCTAAAGGCGTAGAAGAAGAAGTTGTTGTCTTTCCAAAGAACAATTTACCCATAGAAGAAGTTATTTTAGTTACTAAGAAACCAGAGGAATCTAAAGAAACCTTTACTGGCCCTCCTCAAAAAGGAAGAAAATTACTTAATTTTTTAGATGATGAAGAGGATATTGAGAATGAGGATTTTTTTGGAGATGAAGAGGAAAATTTCGATGGTTTTCCTGAGTCAAATTATAATTCTCATAACTTATTTTTGAGACCAGGAGCTAGTCCTGCACCAATTCCACCAAACAGTCCTGCAGGTAAGGCGATGGCTGCAATAAAGCCAGCACCAACATTCGCAGCTCCTGCAAAAACTGAATGGAACGCACCACCAATTGTAACTGGAACTGCTGGTCCAGGGAAGGTGCAAATGAGAGTTAAGGGTGGAATTCGTCCTGTAACTGCTTGGGTTCCAGCAACTAACAAGAAAGGTTTAGTAGAGGAAGACGAATACGAAGAAGAAGGCATTAGGCACGGTTCTCGAAGATTACTACGATCTAGACCTGCACCTGCTCATAGACCTGCACCTGCTCCTAGACATGCACCTGCTCCTAGACCTGCACCTGCTCCTAGACCTGCACCTGCTCCTAGACCTGCACCTGCTCCTAGACATGCACCTGCTCCTAGACATGCACCTGCTCCTAGACCTGCACCTGCTCCTAGACCTGCACCTGCTCATAGACCTGCACCTGCTCATAGACCTGCACCTGCTCCTAGACCTGCACCTGCTCCTAGACATGCACCTGCTCCCAAACCAGCCCCAGTACAAGCTCCAAAACCAGCACCAGTCCCTGTGCAGGCAAAGAGTAATAATGTTAAAACTAAACAAGATTCATTCACATCTAATCAAATAAAACAAGCAGAAGATGCGAAGAAGAAGGCAGAAGCTGAAGCAAAGAAGAAAGCTGATGAAGCTAAAAAGAAGGCAGATGCTGAAGCCAAGAAGAAAGCTGATGAAGCGAAAAAGAAGGCAGAGGCTGAAGCCAAGAAGAAAGCTGATGAAGCGAAAAAGAAGGCAGAAGCTGAAGCAAAGAAGAAAGCCGAAGATGCGAAGAGAAAGGCAGAAGCTGAAGCCAAGAAGAAAGCAGAAGATGCGAAGAAGAAGGCAGAGGCTGAAGCAAAGAAGAAAGCTGATGAAGCGAAAAAGAAGGCAGAAGCTGAAGCCAAGAAGAAAGCTGATAAAGCGAAAAAGAAGGCAGAAGCTGAAGCCAAGAAGAAAGCTGATGAAGCTAAAAGGAAAGCTGATGCTGAAGCAAAGAAGAAAGCTGATGAAGCAAAGAAAAATGCAGAGAAAAACATTAAGATATTAGCTGAATTAGAAGCAAAAAAGAAAGTGGAAGAAGCTAGAAAAAAATTAGAAGCTGAAACAAAGAAAAAAATCGAAGAAGCTAAGAAAAAGATAGAAGAAGATGCAAAAAAGAAGGAAAAAGAAGCAAAGAAAAAAGCTGAGAAAGAAGCTAAAAAGAAGGAAAAAGAAGCTAAAAAGAAATTAGAATCTACTTCTAAAAGTACAAGTGTAATAGTATTAACTGATACTATAGTTCACTGTGTTGATCATTTCTTAGCATTAAAATATGATGGAGCTGGTAATGTTTTCATTGCTGGTGCAGAGCCAAATGGTAAGGTTCATTCATCTCGCGGAGATTGCAGAGGTTTTGGACAGGGATGGAAGAAAGTAATAACATTCAATACTAAAGATGTAGATAGTGTTCGAGTTAAGAGTTTTGGAACAGGAAATGGCAAAACTTGTGGAGGAAATGTAGATACCTTAGTAGGAAAATCATTTGAAAAAGTATTTACAGATTGTGCTTGGTCAATAAGCGGAGCTCAATTTCCTGAAATTAAAACTAGTGTTGATTTAAATATGAAATCTTCTCCAAAGATAATGCCTGGGCAAGGAGGAAAAGGAATAAACCCCGAATTAAAGAAGCAGGAAGAAGATAAAAAAAAGAAGATCGAATTAGAAAATAAATTGAAATTAGATGCAGAACTTAAAAAGAAAGCTGAAGAAGCTAAGAAGAAATTAGAAGAAGAATTGAAAAAGAAAAATTCAAATGATTTGAAAGAATTCCCAATCAAAATGACTGTTGATAATGAGTTTGACTTATTTATTAATGGAAAAAATATTGGAAGTGGAAATACTTGGACAACAACTTATTCATTTACTCCAAAGTTTGCAGAGGTTAAAGTTATTTCTGTCGCTGCTAGAAACACTGGTGGTCCAGCTGCAATCATAGGAAACTTTGCAGGTAAAGTTACAAAGGCTAGTGAATGGAGATGCAAAGATTTTACTAATTCTCCAGTACCTGCTAATTGGATGAATGTTGATTTTGATGATTCTACATGGGAAGTTGCTACATCATATGGTAAAAACAAAGATACAAATGTTTGGATGCAAGTTGGTAAAAAAGCTCGTCCAGGTATTCCAGGAGATGCTGAATGGATTTGGTCAAACAATAATGAAAATCACCATAAAGTATATTGTAGAAGCAAATTAGATTTGGTTCCTACAACTGTTTATGTACCATATGATGTTGATGTAAATCAACAAGAATCACAGTTAAAACCAAGCCTTCAAGAAGAGATACTTCCTTCTCCTTTCGATGAACCACAGCCACAACCTCAACCTGTTCCTGTTGCAAAACCACAACCGGTTCCTTTTATTGAACCTCAACCTGTTCCTGTTGCACAACCACAACCACAGCCACAACCTCAACTGGTTCCTGTTGTAGAATCAAAACCAAAACCACAACCGGTTCCTTTTATTGAACCTCAACCTGTTCCTGTTGCACAACCACAACCACAGCCACAACCTCAACTGGTTCCTGTTGTAGAATCAAAACCACAGCAACTTCCTGTTCAACAGGCTCAACCAGTTGTTGATTCTAAAACAAATGAGCAAGAAACAATACCTCTCCTAAGACCATTGAAGTTCGTTGATGACAAAAAAATACAAAAACCAGATTTATCCATCAACGATTCATCAAGTTCATCTTCTCAAAAACAAACTCAAAGTATTGTACGAGAATTGTCTTCCAACAAGCATATTTCAATACAAAAGATAACAGTTATCAGTAAGAAGATTCACAGTATGTTGGATGAAACAAAGAATAGGGAGATTATTGAATTAACAAATGCGTTAAATAATGTGAATTCCAAGGGCAGTGAAGTTAATAAAATCTATGGAGAGTATAATAGACAATTAGAAGTAATTAAAGTATTGAAAGTGAAAATTGATCATCTTAAAATAGTTGTCAAGAAGCATTTTGATCAAATGCAGCAGGATAGTGAATATCTTAAAAGCCTTGATTTAATAAAACCAAAATACTTCAAAACATTAGAAAAATACAGTCGTCAATTGTTGAACGTTAATGCAACCATAGCCAAACATATTGTTGAAGGAGAAGACAAAAAAAATATGTTTAGAATTATTGCCGAAGCAAACGAACATACTTTGAATTCTACAGGCAGATTATCAAAAGCTTTTCTTGAACATTATGAAAAATATAAGAATGTTCTCAATAAAGATAAATTAGAATATGAGCAAAATGTGAAAGAATTAGAAAAGGAATCATCCCTTTATAACACAGAGGAAACAACAAAAACAAAATATTACAATAATTACCAAAAAGCAATAAACATGTTAAATAATCTTAAGAATGACTATGTTTTATCTGAGAAAGAAGCAAGAGAATTTGATAATGTCATCGAAATTGTTAAGCTTGTATTCAAGAATCCAAATAAAATTAAATCCTTTTTTGATGGTCCAGTTGATGGACAGTGCGCAACAACTCTCTTGAAAACACATATCAAAAATGATTTATTATAATTATACTTCAAATTCGTTTATTTTTTTATAAAAATAAAAAAATAATCTATCATAAAATATAATGAACAATAATATTTAACTTTTGTTCGAAGAACTTAAAAAGCCTGTTCCAAAAGACTTAATAAATAAAAAGTCTTTTATTGAGCAAAAAAAACAAAACTTAAAAAAAATCATTAAAGAATCAAACATTGCCAAACCAAAAAATATAAAAAAAAGAAACATAAATTATCCATTTGTATTTAAACAAGCAAAACAAGGTTTATGGTACAACTGGGCAAACAGTGTTGGAAGAAAATATACAGCAACTTCTTTCTCTGCTGGAACTACATACATTTTTCAAAATAAAGAACCATTACAACTTCCACAAGTGTTTGTTTATGATAATACACAGTTTAATGTTGAAAATCAAGAAATCCCTCCATATTTTTTAACATTACAAGCACAAGGAATTAGAAGTGCACTTATGATTGATGATGTAGAAGACCCATACGTTCTTTTAGGAACATTTAGTTATCCTGTTGAAGGAGTTGTTCCAAGGAGTTATTTATATCGTTGGAATTTCTTGATAAATAAATTGACATTATTATTAACAGTTGATGGAGCAAACTCTATTCGTACGTTAATAAGATATAAAGAAGAAGATGATAAAATGAAAATAAGAAATCATGAGGATGATGATGATTATCTGTTTTTCTCAACACAAAATGATGGAATTGCTCAAAGTTTAGCTAGTATATATAGAGTGAACTTGAGAAATATTTCAACTTTTTTTGAAAATGATAGTAATAATTATGTAGAATATCAAAAAATTACTTTAAATGATAATGGATTAGGAATATTTGGTTCAGATACGTAAAATCGCAGAAATCGCAGATTGCGATTTAGGACTTTTTTAAAGAGTACGTTCAAACCCTTGGTCATAAACCATAAATTTTTTTGTGTTTTTTTTGTGTTTTTTTCTTACATC